CCCGAGGTTGAGCCACCGGAACTACCACCACTGGTGGTGCTTGTAGCTGTGGTCGAGAATCCTTGGCTGGTTATTACTGGATTGAGACCACTGACACCTGACAGAGTACGAAGATTGCTCTGTGTCAAGGCTTCTATGACTTCTACATCGGCCACCGTGGCTGCGTTTACAAATATCTGGTTGGGCGCACTGCGTATCTCATACAGATCTCCAAAACTTTTTAGGGGATTCAAAGGAACCAAGACCACACTGCTGATTATGCCGGCCATGTTGTCATGCAAGTATGCCGACAGTTCACTGAAATAGAATGTGTCTCCAAAATCAAACACGTCTATGTTGAAATAGTTGTTGAGGTTTTGTACCACCAAGTTCTTGATTTCGCTGGTGCTGGCCACACTGTTGGCAGCCCGTATGACCTTGATGGTGGCCCGTAGTTGTTCAACCGCCTTGGCCCCAAACAAGGGCTGGAACACCACGCTGTTGAGGATCACGGTATCCGAGATCATCTTGTAGTCCTGTAGGCCACCATAGGCCGTGTTGAGTTGATCTATGGTGGGCGGCACAGGCAAGGACACTGTGCCAGTGGTGTCTTGGATGTAGTTGCGATAAGCGGTATAGTATTCATTGGTTACCACATACAAATCTATGATGTTGCTGGTGCCAGGATCTATGCGATTACTCAAAGGGCTGTTGTGTCGGTACTGGAAATTGAGATTTTGGCGTCCGTTCCTGGCTATGTACTCATCAGTTGTGACCAAGGTGCGCACACCAGTGCTGGTATTGATCACCAGCTGATAAAACAGTTCAGTTTGATAGGCATAAAATACCTGGCCAGCCACGTATTCGGCCTTGTCCACTTCGATTGCGGCCAGGGTGGCATATTCACTGTTGACCGTTCCGGAGTCAATCAGGAGATAGCGTTGTAGATTGTCGAAGTCCACTGTGCTGCGCAAAAACACCCAGGGACTTGAAGCCGTGGCCGGATCAGGAACTGCACCCACTATGTCAGCAAAAAAGTCTGGATTGTCGGGCACTCCATCGTTGTCACGATCCTGGAATGACACTAGGATCTGATAGTCATCCACTAGGCCATCGGCTTGTATGGGTTGACCCACTATTTTTGTTATGATATCTGAGCCCAGGGGCAGTGCCGAATCTGGTCGGCTGTTGGTTTTCAACACATTGATGAAATCGCTGATGGTGGTGCCGGTGCGGCTGTCATAGATCTGCTCATCGCCGGAAAAGAAAAATCTGCATTGCACCACTGATCCAAAATAGTAATCCAGCGCCCGGAAGCTGGCTGTGTAGAAACTGCCGTTGTACACAAACTGCACAAACCAGGAAGCATCCTGACTGGTACCGGTCACATCACCTGCATGGGCCTGGCTCCAGTCAGCGTTGACTGCCAGATTGGTGCTGGTTATCAAGTACCAGACACCAGCGGTACCAGTCACGGTACCCAGGCTGTCGTAGCCTATGCCAAAGTTGCGGCGCAGACGTATCTGCTCGGCCATGCTGGTTTCAAAGGCAACAGGTAGATCTGTGACAAACAAGGGAATGACTTCAGTGGCAATGGCATCAGTGGGTATGTAGTTGTTGATGGCCACGGGTCCCAGACCCGACGCAAAGTTGCCCAGACCCTGATTGGTACCATCAATATAGATCTCCAAAGGACTGGCCCAGATCACCAGTTTTTCGTCGGCACGTGTGGGAACACCTGCTCGCAATCTATTGTTGACATCAAAATAATAACCAGCCGGTGGCACAAACTTGACCAGGCTGCCCACAGTGATATAACGGGTGTTGTTGGAACTGAAACTGCCTATGCTGACTGGATTGCCTAGGCTGTTTTTAAAATAGCCCGTGGTGGTGTTGGCCTGGCTGGTGCTGAGGTTCCAGCTGATGTTCAGTGTGGTCAGGCTGGCTCTGGGAAACTCTGAATAATAAAACTGCTGGGCCTGGCTGGTGGCCAGTCTTGGCTGTATCTGGTTCACAATGACTTCGTCGATTTCGTTGTTGCTTTGGGTGGTAAACTGTGTGCTGGGCAAGCTAAAACTTTCATACAAGGCTCCATCACTAGCGTAAACATTGGTGCTGGAATACTTGCCGGTGTTGTCTACCAGTTCCAGATAGCGGCTGGTTCCTATGGAAGCACGATTCAGGGCCTTGCTTTTCAATATGCTGTTGTAGGCAGTGAATGGAAAGTTGTTGTAGTCTTCGCCGTTGACCATCCTGTCCTGAGTGTAGTATCTGGCCGGAGCACGGGCCTTGATCTCGTTGATGGTTTCTCTGGGCTGGGCGTTGCTGACCGGTGTGGTTATACCACAGGTGAATGTGATGGTTTCCAGTTGTCCAGTACGACTCACATAGCTGATGGGGATAACCACACTTTGCATTTCTTCGGGATTGATGATGTATTCAAGTCCGTTGCTGGCCCGCACATAACAACGGAACTGTCCCACAGGTATGGCAGAAAACACACCATCACCAAAGTTCAAGGTTATCTGATCGTTGGTCCTGCTGGTCACGCTGAATAGTTTTCTCAGTCCAGGACCAGTCTGTTCTGCAGCCGCACCATACACTGTGGGCACAAACTGCCACTCGCTGTCAATGCTGCCCACGTCGCTGAGTTGATACAGCCAGCGATCTTCGTTGTTGACCCCTTCAATGTTGATGTCCACAGCACGATTGCTCACACGATCGGCCAAGTTGAAATCTTGATTTTGCAACACACCCTGTTTGAACAGGAAGAAATATCCGGTGTTGGCCGAACTAAATCCCAATTGGTCGTTGCGGAACAGGAGGTTAAACACTCCATTGGGTCTGGGACTGGGCTCGTACACAAAGGCCTTGCCCACAGTGCTGGAAGTCACTGCTTCAAATGGCATGCTGATGCCATCCACGGTGGCTGTGTAAGGCACCACGGGCAAAAACCCTGGCACAAGATTAATGCTGTACTCTTGGGTGTCCACTCCCAGTATGGTGGTTCTAGCGCCTGGCACTCCCACACGCTGGCTGTCAACCAGGGCCGCATTGACTATGGCTGTGAACTGCTCTTGCCAGCTGGGATTGGTAGGATCGGCCCAGTCTATGGTGACATTGGCCAGATCTATGCCGTTGATGTCAGTGACATTCTGTGTGGTCTGCACACTGAAAACTTTGAGATAGCCTTGGGCCGCTATGTTGCGTTTGGGAGTGTAGCTGACCAGGTTGGCCAAGCGTACCACGCTGTCACGCCGTTCAGCAGAATCTATGTAGTTTTCTCTGGTGTTGAGATCTGTACGGAAGGCCAAGGCCTGGCCCATGAATGCCATGACATCCAACAGGGCTATAAACTCAGAACTTTCAATGTAGTCATTGAAGGTTTCAGGATAATACAGACGTAGATAGTCTACAAAACTCTTGCGCAGGGTTTCGAAGTCATAGCTCTGGAAGTCGGCTTCGCGGTAGGTCTGGTAGATACGCTTCCAGTCTTCTACTCCAAAAATCACCGTTTGTCTTGTCGTCTTGGCCATAATCTTCCTGTGTGCTTGTATTTATGGACAACAAAAACGGCTCAGTTATACGTAGCTGGCCCGTCGCTGTTGTTGATCAAAAAATATGCTCAACTGTTCAGCGTCAGAACTGGGCACAATGGCCAGTTGTACCTGTATCAAGATACCATTTTCCTGTGGAAAAACTTCCACATCAGTGATCTGGATCCTGGGATCATAGCCGGCCACACGCTGTATTTCGCGCTGTATGCTCTGGGTGGTTTCGTTGGTCTGATTTTCAAACAAATTGTCCCACAGGGCTGTGCCATACTGTGGACGTCCTGGCAGTTGTCCTTGGCGTATGTTAAGGCCATTTAATAGGTCACGCTTGACCAAGTCAGCATCCAGCAGTGTGAACTTTTTGAACTGATCCTGTGTGTTGAATCCAATGAATGTGGCCATGATGTGTTATTTAACCTCGTGGCGAACCTGGAGCAAAGCGCAGAGTACCGTCTTCGTCGGTGGCAGGAATCGCCGCCCTGCCCACACGTACTCGTTCAGCAGGCTGATCTGCATATTCTATGTTGGGTATCTTGTCATTGCCAATGATATCTGCCACGGTCTCATCAACTTCGTTGCGGAACACCGTATTGTCAAAGGCACCCAGTTCGGGTGTGACATTCAGCACAGGACTATAGGTATCTACGAAATCTATAGCATACTGACCTTGTCGGGCAGTTATCTGGATCTGTGCGGCCACCTCAGGAGTGGCGGTGCCTTCCACCCAGGCCACCACTGCGTCCACGCCCCACCTCACAGCCGGTTGTAGGAACGTGGCCTGATATCGGGCTGTTTCGGCACCTGTCAGTAGGCCTGCATCTATCAAGCCTTGGTAAGCACCCTGATACAGGGCTATCTGGGCAAGATTTTGTATGGCCGGAGTGTTCAAGTAGTCGATGAGACTGTTGATGTCAAACAGGCCGGTCCAGCTGGCAGATGAGTTCAGCACGGTTATGGTCATGCTGGGCGTGACTATGAGTTGCAGGGCAGCCGGTTTCAACAACTCTACCAGCACCAGATTGTCAGCGGTGTGTCCGTATATGCCCACACCGCGTGTGGCCACTTCGGGACCCAGATACACAGGAATGCCTGCATCGTTGAAGTACCAGTCAGACAGGAGATTTCCTGCCGCATCAGCGAACGGATACGTGGCTGCTTGTGCAGCCTGGGCTGTGAGAGCTGTGACCTGTTCTGCTGTGATCATGTGTTGGTCTGATTGGGTGGCACTGACTGTATGGCCGGTGTTTCGGTCACAAAGTTTTCTGCGTCCAGGGGTGCCTGTACCTGCGTGGTGCTCACACGAGCAAATGCTTGTCCAGCCAGGCTCAGAGTGTCAGGAGTTCCGGCGGGAGTTTGGCTGTTGAGATTGGTGGCAACATTGACTCCACGATTGTGATAAGGCCAAGGCTCATGGGTGGGTGCTCGTGTCACTATGGTATCCAGTGTGCCGGGTTGCACTGTCCAGCCCTGATTGGCCACAAACGTGGTATCTGCCAGTCTGACACCGGCCATGCTGGGCACTGCCGACACCGGCAAGGTGCGAGCCCCGTTAAGATTGATCACTCCGCCCTTGAGATTGAGACTGCTGCCACCGTCCCAGCTGCTGGTCTTGCCTTTGAGAGCACAGGTGCCGTCACTGCGTATACCTATCTTGGTCTTGCCGTACAAGGTTATGCCTTGATCACTATACAGGGTCATGCCGGTGTTGCCTTCTAGTTTGACGTTGTTTTTGGCCTTCATCTTTATGCTGCCGCCAGCATACATGTTAATGTTGCGGTCCGCATGCAGATTGATGTCGCCCTGTGTGCGTATGTTTACCGAGTTGGTGCTGAACACATCCACAGTGCCGGCCTTGCCCAGTTCAATCCAGGTCTGTCCGTTGGCATGTGTGATGTAGAAACAGTCACCGTCGTCACTCATGGTGATCTGATGTCCTTTGGCTGTGCGTATGCGCACCAGGGTGTCGGTTCCGGCCAGGTCACCGTCGTCCATGACCAAGGTGTGTCCACCTTGTCGACCTATCACAACCACGTCCTGGGGCCTGATCTCATTTCGTTCCAGTCGGCTGGTAATGGTCTTGGGGTCTAGTCCGCCCTGATATATGGCCTTGCCCGGTGTTGATATGCCATAACACGAACTAGGGCTTTCACGCTGGCTGTTGCTGCGAATGGGACCGCGTATGGGATCGCGATTGAGTCCTTGCTGGAACAAGATTCCGGCTACCACACTTTGCACGGGTTTGGGTGCATCATAGAATCTGGGATTATTGTTGATGCCTTGATTTAATGCGTTGATTTCTGTGACCGGCAACAGGGGAGTGTTGACAAAAACATTTTCCTGCGTGGCATTGCCAGGCACATATCTGGTGCTGCTGCCAATGGCCGGAATCATGTGATTGATGCCATCTTCGGGTATGCACCCCACATAGTAGCCCTGGCTGGGATCGCCAGCCACGAAAAAACACAAGACTCTAGTGCCCAGATCAGGTGGAGTAAACC